GGCCAGCGTTGTCCCCGGTGGCTGGGGAGGTATGAGCTATTACGGCGGCGCCGGCGCTCCTGGAATCGGCGGCTCCGGTTTTACCGGTGGCGGAAGTGCCCCGGCAAATAGTGGTGGCGGCGGCGCGGGCGGCTCTGGTACGGGTACAGCCTCGGTCGGCTCCGCAGCCGGCGGTGGTGCGGGATGCCATATCAGCACAATCATCGCGCCGCCGGCAGCCACTTACACATACACAGTCGGCGGAACGTCTAATGGCGCAACTGCTGGCACTAACGGCACAGCCGGGGGAAATGGCGCGGCGGGCCTTATCACCGTAGTCGCCCATTGGCAATGAGGCAAAATCGTGTTAACCCTAATTAGCACGGTCTCTGTGATCGCCATTCTGGCGCTGGCGTATCACGTCGCCACCACGAGGACACGATGAGCGAAGCCCTGAAGGCTGCAAATCTCACCCGGTGGAACAAGGCGAAAATCCTGCCGGGCAGGCGCGCGGGGCTGGAAAAGACAGCAAGCGCGCTGATCGGCCACAAGGCGCGCTACCAGAAGGTCGAGACCGGCTGCGGTGTCCCCTGGTGGTTCGTGGCCGTCGTCCATATCCGAGAGGCTGATGGCGATTTTAACACGCAGCTTGCCCAGGGGGACCCGCTCGGTAGGGTGAGCACGCATGTTCCCGCCGGCCGCGGTCCGTTTTTCGATCACCCGGACGAGGAATACGGGGCATGGGAGCGCGCATGCTTCGATGCCCTGATTGATTGTGCGCCGCACGCCGCCAAGAACCTGGATCGATCGCTTGCCGGGTGGCTGCTCTACTTTGAGCTCTACAACGGCCTCGGCTACGCGAGTAAGGGCCTCCCAAGCCCGTATCTGTGGTCCGGGACCGATCAGTATGAGCGCGGCAAGTACGTTGCCGATGGCGTGTTTGACGCCAACGCCGTGGACTCACAGCCCGGCTGCGCGGCACTGCTTAAGGTCATGATGGAGATGGACGCCACGATCATGCCCGATGCGCCAGTTCCGATCCCGGCGCCGACCGTTCCCGCCCCTCCAACAAAGGTTCCCTCCGTGACAGCACCAACACTCCCGACACTGCCGGCCGGCCTCAATCTCGCCTCGCCAATCCTGTCGCTGGTGGCTGGTCTTCTACCGCCGCCGTTTAACGCCGCCGCTGGGGTGATCCTGCCGGTCCTTCCGCGCATCCTGCCGGCGCTTCCGTTGCTTGTGAAGATGGTAGAGCTTGATGCCAAGATTGCGCAGCAGGTTGCTGCAGCGTCGAATTTCTCTAGTAAATGGGCTGTCTTGGTAGCTAATTTACCGGCAGCCGAGGAGCTTTTGGTTGAAATCGCAACGGCCGTTGGAGACGTTCCAGACCCTGCCCATGCCGCTGGAGGCACGCCGCCAAGCCCTTTGCCTTCTACGCCGGGCCTGCCGGACCTGATCCAGTGGATCAACAGCCAGAAGCCGCCGGAGTGGGCAGTCCAGTTGCTCAATCAGTTGTTCGCTCAAAAGCCCTGAAAGGAGCGCTCGTATGCTTGACCTTGAGCCCTATTATTCTGTTGCCCGCAGTCTTGGCGCTGCGGCCGGCGGCGCCCTTGTCACCTTCGGTGTTCTCTCCGTTGGAGACGCAGCGGCAGCCGGAGACGCCTTTGGACACATCCTCAACGGAGTTAAAGAACTCTCCGTTGGAATTGGTGCCCTCGCCGTCCCCGCGGCAACCGTATGGGGCTATCTCTCACATCGACCCGGAGCCGTCCTTGCAGCCGCCCAAAAAATCCCGGACGTTAAGCAAATCGTCGTCCACTCATCGGCATCAGCAACCGACCCAGCAGCAGTCGCGGCGGCGGACACAAAGCAACCAAAGGTAGTATTCGATAACGTCGCACGGGAGCTAGGCAGATGACCACCTGGATCGCGGCAGCCGGCGCGGCGCTGGGTCTTTACCTTGCGCCGCAGGTCTACCACGCATTCGGGCAGGCGGATAACGTCATCGCCATGGGACTCGGGGCGGTGTTCCTGTGATTGATCCGGCGTGGTTCCTGATGGCATTCCTTGTTGGCGGCATGGGTCCGCTGCTGGCGATAGTCGGGGCATGGGAGTAAATGCGCGCCATCGCTCTGATGATCCTGCTCTTTGCCCTGACGTACGTGGTCCGCACGGACAACGGCTCCGGTGCTGTTGTATGGGTGCACATCGTTCATGTCATCTCGCTCATTGCCACTGGCGCATCCGCGCTGTGGTGCATCTACCGTGGATTGTGAGAAAGCACCCAATGCAATGCCAGCAGTGGACACCGCCCGGAAAAATGTTGATAATGATTACGATCATCGGCTTCGCCAGATGGAGCTGCAGCACTTGGTTGAGAAGCTTACCACTGAGGTTCGCGAAGGCTTCCAACGGATAGACGTGCGCAACGCGGCCGTCGATCGCGTTCTTGACGGCCACTATAAAAACGTCGATCGCGTCGAAGGAAATTTGAAATCTCTCAACGAAGCTCTTGAAAAGCATGGCGACTCTACCAGAGAGCAATTTGTAGAGCTTCGCGACGATATCAAAGCTTTGCGTACCGAATTAAGTCCATACGTCAACAAGATGAACGAGGTGTCGGCGGTGACCCGATTCCTGATGTGGCTGTTCGGGTCGGCCGTCGCGCTCACAGGTCTGGCGATTGCGTACTTACGTGGTCGGTCATGACACTACGGCGTGAGCGCCGCCTTGCGGTGCCGCATGCGCTGCAATAGCGCTTGCACGTCCGGCTGCAATAGTTCCCCCTCATGAGGCCAAATGTCGCGCTGGTAGATCACATCGACGGCCTCCGGTGTTTCGCACTGGTCAATGCGCAGGAACATGTCCTTCACGAAAGCTTCCGGGTTATCGATCACCGCGGCCGGCTTGGACGATGCGGTTGAAGCAGGTGACGCAGATGTGGAGACTGACGCAGGTGCGGGCGATGCTGGTTCCGCAGTTCCGGCAGCGTGCGCCGACGTAGGGCGGGCCTCCGTCACGCGCTTGCGCGCCTCCGCGTCGGCCTTGCGTAGCTTTTCCTGGCTCGGCTTGGCCTGCTCAGCAGTGCTGACAACGACCTTGCCCAACAGCATCGCGTTGCCGTCTTTCAGTGCAGCGAGGTCAGATGCAGTCTTGACGCTCCCAAGCGCCGCCACATAACGGTCAGTCCACTGGGTCATGTTTTCGCCCGGCTGCAGCGGCAGTGTGCGCGCGTTGATGACGGGCGGCGGGACGGGGTTTTCACTCTTTACCTCGACCACGCGATCGGCCGCCTGCTGCCGGTTGGCGACCGGGGCGCCCATGTACGTTTTCCCGCCGGCCGCGTTTCCGTCGTCGTCTGTCGTGGCGAGGTTGAAGATCATCGCCAGCAGGTAGCGGCGGCCATAGGTCACGCCAGACCCGTAGGCGTGCGTTTTGGTCATAGCGTCGTTTCCGCGCAATCCCTTGCCATCGGTAGGCATCTCGACTTGGTATTTGCGCGTGAACCCGCCGCGCGACACGTAGCAGATTACGCGCACCTCCTCCGCAGTCGGGATGTCCTCCGTGTTGAATGAGAGGCAAAATCCGTGTGCCGTGTAGGTAGGCCGTACGGCGCGGTCCATGGCAGCGTAGGAGGCGTAGCGGCTACGGGTCTGTGGATTGTCGCTGTCTTTGCGGATCGGGTCCATTTCGCTTTGAGCGGCGGCCATAGCGGTGTTGAACTCGGCTTCGGCCGCGCTCTGTTTGGTGCGCTCCCACATCACCAAGAGCTTGTCGATCTTGTCGGGGTCAAATGCAGGATCGGAGGCGGCGCGCTCGACGAGCGCAAAGAACGGATCGCGGGGTTCGGTTGGGACGATGGAGGTGACGGCGTTCATCGTACATTCCTTACTGTTTTAGTTGTAACACCCGGCACAGTCGCGCCGACCGCCACGGCCTTGTTGGCGAGCTTGAGCACAAGCTCCCGCAGTTCTTCGTTGGCCTGCATGCAGAGGATAAGCGCCGGCCAGTCGGTCACCTTGTCCACGATGATTTTGGGAGTGACGCTGGCCGCCCGTCCCGCGCCGCCTTTGATGGTGGCCTTCTCGGCGGGCTTGATGCCCATAGCCTCGACCTTTTCCGCCGATGCCGTAGCGTAGTCTGAGAGCGCCTTGCGGATGGCATCGGCGCCACTTTGGGCGCGATCCACTATGGGGTGCCATTTGGCATCCACAGCCCGGCCGGCGGATAGGTGCGGTTCCTTCTCGTTCTTGCGCACCGTGTCGGCTTGCTTGGCGAGATCGATCAGCCGCGAGCGGGCGGTTTGCGCTCTTGCCGCGTCAAGGTCATTATCGATCGGCTCGCTACAATAGACGGCGACGGATTGAACAGCCGCCTCTATCTGGTCGCGCAGCACCTCGGCGGGGTCCGTGGGCGGATTGTTTCCGCCGATAGCACCACGATCAACGAAGGCTTGCAGGTCGGCTATATGTTCGTCCTGCCAACCGCCGCTTCGCATGTAGGCGTCGTGCCATTCCTTCGGTACAGGGTTCTTTGCGCAGTTTGGCCATACCCGATCGACAGGCACCGCCCGCCCGCCGAGGTATGCCCGCGCGACAAACCCTCCCCACTCCTGATCGGCCTCGCGCGTGATGATGATCGGAACGATGGGGCCATCCTTGACGGCATTCCCGCGATAGGTGCCTGGCACCGGATCGTCGGCGTTGAGGCCGAACTCCGTCAGGGCTTGGTGGCGCTCGGCAGGTGGGAGCTTGGCAATCGCCAAAAGCTTCGCATGAGCGTTCAAAGCAGTTGCTCCTTCTGGACTTGTTCACGGTAGTCATCGGAGATCGCCTCCATGATGGCGATGCGCCGGTTGGCCTCGGCTCTCGTCAAAAGACCGGCGGCGACATATTTGGTGTAAACCCCGTAGCGCTGCCCGATCTCGCGCTTGACCTCGGCGAGCTTTTCCTGGGCGGTGAATGTGTGGCCGCGGCCGGCTAATTCATCCGCGCGCTTGCCAGGGCCGAGCGCCATGGCGGATTGCTCAATCTCATCCTGTAACGCTTCCTGCACCCCCTCAAGGGTCGCCAAAAGCTTCGCATGATCTTCCAACATTTTTCTCCTTGGTGGCTCTAGACAACCAGTCATTTCTTGTATACGCTGGTCAAATCAGATGGTCAATGCCCGCCAGAGGAAAAATCGACATGCCTGAGACGAAAAACGAACCGACGCTATTCGTGGATAAGCGCCATCCGAGCGTGATCATGACCGGCAGCCGCAAATTCCCAATCCAGGTGGCGATGATCTCGAACGGCAATGGGGTTCTATCGCCTGAGCAGATCGGGGCGTTTACGGCGTTGCTTGCCGCCGCCCCGGAGACCAAGCGCCAGCGCGATAGGCTGCTCGCGGCGCTTAAATCATTACACAGCGGCAAAAGCTTGAATGACTTTTGGACGCTATTGGACGCGACCCGCGACATCATCGCCGAGTGTGAGTCTGGCGATGCCGGTTGAGGTAAAGACAATGATCACAGCAGACGAACTGCGGAAAATGCTGCACTACAATCCTGACACCGGGGAGTGGGCGTGGCTTGTGAGGAAGGGCCGCGGGGCGCCAGGTCGTCGCGCGGGGAAGACGTATCATAATGGATACGTCCGAATCATGATGGCCGGAAAAACGTATGCGGCTCATCGCCTCGCCTTCTTGTACATGACGGGCGAATGGCCGGAAACGCCTCTCGACCTTATCAATATGGATAAGGATGACAACCGATGGTGCAATTTGCGCCAAGCAAGCCCGTCTTGTAACAAGGCTAATACCACGCACCTCCGGAATAGCAAAACAAGAGTGAAGGGCGTAAGCCCAAAAGGGAGCAGGTACGTTGCAACCATAACATGCAAATCAATTCTGTACCATATAGGGTCATTCAAAACCATAGAGGAAGCTTCCAAGGCTTACGCTGCCCGCGCAAAAGAGTTGTTCGGCGAATTTGCGAGGGCGTGACCGTGCCCGTGGAAATGTTCATGAGGAAGCGCGGGGCTAAATACGTGGGGGAGCGTGGCCTGTTTATAGAGCAACCGATTTTTGAGGATGATTTCAACATCATCCCAATGGAAGGTGAGGTAAGAGCATCGTTATCTACCGAGCGTAACGCGCAAATGCTTAAATTCATTTGGGCGCTTGCCGGCAAGATAGCTGAAAATTCAGAGGCATTTTTGGATAAAGATGACGTTATCGAGAACGTCCCCTACGGCCTGAAATGCCGCGCCAAGCACGCCAAGGCCGTCGTGGACCCGGAGACTGGCGAGGTGGCGATCAAACCCCTGTCGCTCAAGCGACTCGACGGGGAGGCGTTCAAGCGGCTGCTGGATCGGATGGTGTTTGTGGCGTGCCGAGACATAATTCCCGGCATGGAACCTGGGAAGTTAACGGACGAGATTGAGGCCATGCTGACACAGAGGGAACGAAAATGATGAGCATTCAATCGCACACACACTGTGGGACGATACAGCTATGCGTGTTGGCCGAGCGCGACCAACTCCGCGCCGACAAGGCCGAACTGCTGGCAACACTGAAATATGTCGTTCGTCCTCATCGCCAGTTCGTCGATATGGTGGACAACCGAGCGACGGATGAAGCGCATCGCATCATCGCCAAGCACGAGGCCAAGTCATGAGCTACAGCATGACTGCGGAACAATTCGCACAACGTATCGCCAAAACTGCATTACTCCGCCAGCGCGCGGTGTCGGCTGAGGCCGAGCGCGACCACTACCGCCAATTATACGAGCGGCTGGCGGTAAAACGGCAGGGCGAATACGACGCCGCATTTCATGCGCTTCAGGCCGAGCGCGACCAATTCAGCGCCGACAAGGCCGAACTGCTGGCGGCGCTAGACGAGAACGTAAACTACCCTGGACCTGGCTGCGCTGAAAGAGCCCGCGACCTCATCGCCAAGCACGAGGCCAAAAATGCCCCGCGCGACACTTGGGCCGAAGAAGAAAACGCCCGCGACGAAGCCCGCATGCAGAGGCAAAAGGACGACGGGTATCTGTTCGATGAGTAGGACAGTTGACCATTGGTACGGCAAGCCGGACGACCCCGTGCCGCCCCGCGTCAGGGTGCGCGTATTCGAGCGCTTCGGCGGTGTGTGCCAGTGCGGATGCGGCATCAAGATCGCCGGCAAGCCCTGGCAGTGCGATCATGTGGTTGCGCTCATCAACGGCGGCCTGAACGTCGAGGGCAACTTGGCGCCGCTACTGGTTGAGCACCACAAGGCGAAAACCGCCAACGATGTTGCCACCAAATCCAAGACCGCGCGCATCAAGGCAAAGCACCTTGGAGTCGCTAGACAACGGTCAACAGCAATGCCGGGATCGCGGGCCTCTAAATGGAAGCGAAAGCTCGATGGGACGGTGGTGAGGCGCGATGAATAACTGGTACTCACCTTCCGATGCTTTGGCGGTAATCCAGGAATATTGCCGCGCCCGTCATTGGGAATCGAGCACCTTCTGCCAGCGGTTCCGCCTGTCAACACCGTTCGGCGGCCGGCCCGGATGGATTGCGCGGCTTAGGACAGGCGATGTGCAGGCGAGCGACATCGCCCGCGTAGTGGAGACATGCAGCCTGACATGGCCATCGAACGCACAATGGCCGAAAAAGGTAAAGCGGCCGAACGTAAGAACAGCGAGGGTGAGGGTATGAGCGATCGAGAGGAGCGCCTGGAACAAGCTCTACGGCGGATCATCGAATGGGCTGGGGCCTACCCCCAAGAGGCTTTCGTTCCGCCAACGCCAGGGGAATGCGAGGTAGCGCACAACGCGCTCGTAAGGCTCGGCATGTCGCTCGACAAATTCAGCTCGCACGCCATGCGGCATTGCCTGATGGGCGCCAAGAAGATCGCAGAGGAGGCTTTGAATGACCATTGAAATCTTCGTTCCCGGCATACCCTGCGGCTGGGCTCGCGCCCGCGGCGGCAAGACCACGCACCACTACACGGCCGACAAACAGCGGGCGGCCGGCGAAGTGATAGCCTACGGCGCCAAGGCCGCCATGAAGGGATGCCCGCCGCTCACCGGACCGGTGAGGCTCAATCTGATAGCCGTCTACCCGTGGCCGAAATCATGGAGCGCCAAGAAGCGTGCGGCGAACCCGTGGAAGGTCACCAAGCCGGACGGCGACAATCTGCAGAAGCTACCGATGGATGCCCTCAACGGCATCGTGTGGGTGGATGACGCTCAGGTATGCGAATGGACCGGTGTGAAAGACTACGGCGAGATGCCCGGACTGCACATCACGATCACGCCGCTGTGCGACACATCGTCGCAGCCAACCGAGCCGCACGATTACCACAACCTACCCGGTGAATGGCCCTTGCGTCAGTCGCGAGCGTGACGTACCCTCATTGTCGTCGGGAGTTGCTGCCCGACGCTTAACGGGCATCCGGTGTCGTCTGAGAGCGGCATCGGATGACCCAGCCTTCTCTCAGGGGCGCACAAAATGTCACGATGGTTCAGAGTTTACGACGAATTAATTGACGACCCAAAGGTCATGTGCTTACCGCCAGACCTTTTCCGCTTCCTCATCCAGATGTGGTGCCTAGCGTCGCAAAATAGCGGACGCTTGCCTGCCGTTGAGCACATCGCCTACAAGACAAGAGCAAGCGTTGAGCACGTCAACGCCTCGATTTTAGCTCTCATTCGCCTCGATTTGTGCGACCAGTTCAGCAACCAGCACAGCACATGGGTAGCACCACATGGGTGGTCAAAAAGGCAATTCAAATCAGACACTTCTACCGAAAGAGTGAAACGTTTCAGAAACGTTTCATCGAGTGTTACTGAAACGCCACCAGAACAGATACAGAAGACAGATACAGAAGCAGATACAGAAGCAGAGGTAGATAAGAAAGAACCGCGCGCGAGCGGCGCGCTTCGGTCGGTCGAGCCGGACGGGTTTGACGAATTTTACCAAGCGTATCCAAATAAGGTAGGCAAGCAGGCTGCACGCAAGGCGTGGCCGAAAGCGATCAAGGCCATCGGTAGCCTTGTTTTGATGCTGGATGCTGTCGATCGGTACATTCAGCAAAAGCCGCCAGACCGGCAGTACATGAACCCGGCGACCTTCCTGAGCGGCCAGCGATGGCTCGATCAACCTGCAATCGTAAACGGACACCACAATGGACAACTTCAGAAAGACGGGCAGCCAACAATCGCCACGGTCATCCGGGCTCACCAAGAGCAGCTTCGAAGAGAACTCTCGGCTGAAGAAGGAACGGATGGCGATGATATCTCGCCAAGTTTCGATCATGTTGGCTGGCTACCGGGCCGCTGACTTCAACGATCCCTCAATAGCCTACGCGCAGTTCGGGGCGGTTCTCGAAAACTATTCGGACGCTACGATTACGTATGTGACTTCACCGCTCACAGGTGTGCAGTCGCGGTGCAAATTTCTACCAACGATAGCCGACTTGAAGGAGGCTTGTGAGGCGTTCAAAGAAAAGGACGACACCCGCTACAAATCATCTAGAGCCGTAGAGGAGACCCTTGCGAGGAGAAGGGATGATATCAACTATCCACCCCCGAAAACTGGACCCGGCCGCTGCGCCAATCTGTTCGTCGGCAAAGGCATGCCTCGCTACGATGAAATGGTCGAGCGGACGAACGGCGCCGACCCGAAAGACTTCCGGTGGGATTACGATAAAATCGGGCTGTGGGTGTCCCTTGCGTGGTGGCAAGATCAGCCGGCGGAAAGCCTCGGCGCGATGGCCGCGAAGCTCGGCGACAGGGAGGAATGGGCATGAGCAAGCAATGTCGGAAGGTGAAACATAGGACGATTACCGCCGCCATCATCACACTGAAAAAGGTAAATAACGCGCAACTCAACGCCTACCAGTGCGAGGAATGCGGCTACTTTCACTTGGGCCGGTCGAACGAATGGCACAAGGTGCAGGCTCGGCTGGACCAGCTTTTCGCTAAAATCAAGGATAGGGAGGTGAGAGCATGAGAGCCAAATCGGTTAATTTTGTCAGTCACCTCCGGCACGACCTGGGCTTTTACGAGGCGATGAACGCGCGGAGCGAAAAGAAAATCACGCTGTCGCAGTTGGCGTTCATGGGCGATCCCGATCCGCACGATTGGAAAGCCTGGGCGCGAGAGTCGCTGAATGGGAAGCCGTTTCCGGTGTCGCGGACGAGGAAGGTGGGGCTATGATTTTGGTTGGTGACCAAGTGCTAAAGAACGCTGGCGATTACCAAGCGCGCGGAACAGTCCGGGCGATACTGGAAAATCCCCGAAGGTACGTTGTCGCGATCACAGAGATCGTTCACGGCACTCCACTGATGATCTACTCGGACCAGCAGTTGGTGCACGCCGACATCGCCGCCGCTGCGCCGGACCCATGGCGTCCGATCAGCGAATACGATCGGACCCGCGACGGTTGGGTGCTATGTGCAAAATATGGCGACAAGTCCCCTACGGTAGCCGCCGGCCTTGAGCAGGGGGAGTGGTGGATCAATATCTGCCTGAGCGCGGTGGAAAAGCCTGATGTCTGGATGCCCCTGCCAACGCCTCCGAAGGTGTCGCCATGAGCCTCGTCCCGATCGGAGAGCTACAGGCCGTCATCAAGGCCGCCAGGGAGGCCGCCTTCGCGGCGATCGGCAAGAACGTGCAGGCGAGCTTGCGGGTGGACCCGCTGGCGCTGCTGACACTCATGGACATGTTGGAAGGAGGCGACGGCTTCACGCGCCTGGTACGCGACGACGCGATTGACAGGCTCTCCGCCGAGGTTGATAGGCTCCACGAACAGATCATGTTGCTGGTGGCCTGCCGGGACGATGGGAGGGCAAAGTGATGAGCGACCTTGCCGACAGTATCGATCAGGCGCGACGCCGATCAAAGCCTGGAGAACCGTTCGTTATCGGTCTAACCGATGCACAGGCAAGGGCTATCTGCGACGCCCTACGCGCCAGCGAGCAAACCCCACACTGCGGCGATAGCAGGAGGCCAAAGCGATGACAACGTCGTCTGATGATTTGGAACTGGTTGAGCGTATGGCGGAAGCAGGGTGGAACGCCAATCCAGGCAGACCTCCCGCTCTGACTTGGGCATATCGGGAAAGCGCATTGATGCGCAAGGAGGCCTACGAACTCCGACAAATGATGCAAGCGGCGCTGCGGGTTGTTCGCGTCCCGTGACGATGGGAGGGCGAAGTGATGGCAACCCGTGGCCCGTTTATCATCCCGATGGCGTCGCGGCTGATCTGGAAGATTCGCGCGCACTATTGGGATTACCGTAACAAGTTCCCCGGCCTATGGATGCGCCACAATTGGCCGCGAAAACCAAAGCACCGGATTGGGAGGGCAAAGTGACGAGCGGTAACATTTTGTTTGCTTGCGCCGCGCTTATCGTAGTCGGCATGTTTGGCTGTGTGTACCTTCTCGGAAAGCTCCACCAACGCAAGGATCATCACCATGGCTAGGCACCAATGGGACGACGAATACCAAGCATGGCATACGGACGCACCGACGCCGCTGGTGCTGTGGATTTCGGCGGCGGTCACCCTGTGCGCGATCCTGGTCGCGGTCGCGTGGGTGTCGCTGGCTCACGGCCGCGAGCTTGTGCCGGGCCAGTACGCGCAGGTTCCCGAGGAAATACAAAAGTGGTATAAGTCGGTGCGGTCACCAAACGGGGTGCCGTGCTGTGACATTGCCGATGGCCACAAGACCGAGTACCGCGTCGATGCCGAGGGCATCTACTGGGTTCCGATCGCCGGCGAGTGGCAAGCGGTGCCGCGCGAGGCTGTGGTCTACACGTCCGGTAACCCCGAGGACTCGGCCGTGGTCTGGTACGTGCAGCAGGGCAAGGGTCCAGGTGCATCTGGCTTTGCGTATTTCGTTCGCTGCTTTGTGCCTAACGGGGGCGTGTGATGAGCTTCGGCCGCGCCAATCGGGCTGACATTCTGTCGGCGACGGCCGCGGACGGCGTACCGGCGCCGGGAAGGGACGGCCTGGGCTGTCCCGCCGGGGAGTACGACGCCAAGGACGACGCATCCAAGTCGTTTGCGGTGGCCTTTGCTGCGATCCGCGGGCGCGTGGCGGCGGGGGGGCCTGGCTGGGAGCCGCACAAGCGGTGGCCGCTCTACGCCAAGCCGCTGGCGATTGATCTATTCTGCGGCCTCGGCGGGTGGACGGAAGGGCTATTGGCGGAGGGCTACGAGGTTGTGGGGTTCGACATCGAGCAGCACCAGTACGGCGACCAGCATTATCTAGGTTCGCTGGTGATCCAGGATGTGATGACGCTCCACGGCTCGCAATTCAGGCACGCAACGCTGATCGTGGCCTCCCCTCCCTGCCAGGCGTACAGCTACAGGGCGATGCCGTGGTCGCGCGCCAAGGCGTTGCCGCCGCCGGACAATACGCTGTTCGATGCGTGCTTTCGCATTCAGCGTGAGGCGTGCGAGGCGGCCGGACGGCATGTCCCGATGGTGGTCGAGAATGTGCGCGGTGCGCAGCCGTGGGTGGGGCGATCGAGGTGGAATTACGGACCATATCACCTGTGGGGCGATGTTCCGGCGCTGTTGCCGTATGGGATCGGCGTCAAAGTTGGTGGTGATTGGTTCTCTGAGGAATGGGCAAAATCATCTTCCAAGTCGCCAGCCCGAAAAGCAGCATCGGCCATGATCGCCAAAATACCGCTCCCGCTGTCGCGCCACATCGCCGCGACGTACCATCCGCGACAAAACGCCGCTTGTGTGCACAATGACCACTCCTAAAAACGTTAAGGACGTTCGCGCAAGAGCATGGAAAACGCGCCGCAAGAAGTACGGTCCGAAAGGGAATTCCGGGCCATCCCGGCTGCCAGGATCGTATCAGCGCCGATGCAGGTTCTGTGGGATGATGCGTGCGGCCATCGTGCGGCTGTACGACGAGGAAGTCCTATCGGAAGGGCAAGCGGAGAAGCTGACCGGCCTCGATCGTGTAGAGCTGCGGAGGATGGCCGACGAACTGCGGCAAAACGCCGCTTGTGCGAATGACCGTGACGTGCGCAGTATCGGCAATGGGTCGTGACAGACGGTCCTCCCCACTTGCCGAGAGGATGCAGAAATGCGGAGCCTCTCGGCCTTTAATTCAGGTTGATGCCGTGCTGGTGCAGACCCCCGAAGCCCGTTCAGGTCATGCCGAAAGGTATGAAACTCCGGCAGCCGGTTGGGCGAACAGCGGGTTCGATTCCCGCGACGGTAGCCAATTTGTGACGCATCGCTGGAATACTGACCGGCCCCCACCGTCAGGCAACGCGGATAAATTCATCGTTCATGGATGAGACTTTGTTGATATAAGCCGCGTAGGCTTCATGCTCTAGCGCAAAACGTCCAAGATTTAATACTTTACCATCTTGACGTATATGTGCCTTCCACATTTTCCTTTGCTTGTCCCAAGATACGCCTTTTAATTGGGATGAACATCCTTTCCGTTTCCGCGTGTTTCTGCGATTTTGTGATCTTGTTGCGAGCCTTAAATTGCACCATCTGTTGTCATGTTTGATCAAATTTATATGATCTACATCGTTAGGAGGCCATTCGCCCGTCATGTACAAACATGCAATACGAGCAGCTCTGTAAAACTTGTATTCAATGCGTATTTTCACATACCCACGGTTGTCTACGCAACCAGCTTCTCTGCCTGTCGTTGCTCGACCTTTCCTGGTCAATAACCAGGTGAATTTACCAGTTTCAGGATTGTAGTGGAGAATTTCACGCAGTCTTTCTGCGGTGATCATATGATGCCCCTTGTCAGCCGCGCCATAACGTAATATTGTGGCGCGGTTTGGTATGTAGTCGGACGCTGATTTTGCCCCACACTGTCAGTAAAGGCAACGAAAATACCAAATAGGGCCGGGTGATGGCAACGTTCACCCGGCCCGCTCTCATTGGTGGCGCTCTCTCAGCCGCCGCCATCCCCAAGCCCACAGGGACCGCGCCGGGTGCCATGGCGCGAAGCGGATTGTCATCAGGCGGGTGATGTAGGCTTTGGCCTCGCGATCGACGGGACGGGTCATTTAGATGCCTCCTTTGCGAAGGTTCGGCGAAGGATGTCTAAGGTCTCATCGAGGCCGGCGACAAAGCCTGCGTGAAACGCCTGTTCCGCGAGGTTAGGGACGCGGGACGGGTCGCCCTTGCGGGATTGTTCATTCCGCCATGCCGTGAATGCTTCTGCACTGGTCATTTCGATAGCTCCTTTATGCGCAACAGCGCGGCTCACTTTGGGTACACAAGCCTAATATCGCCGCCATGTTTGATCCATAGCGCGCGGTCTGTTCTTTTCTCGTTGACTGACGGATACCCCCTCAAGGCGCGGTGTAGAGCATCCAGTAGTTCGGCTTTGGCAATCAGGGATTGCAACAGCAGCGCGGTCGGCCGTGAAACGCCAAGCTGGCCGGATGCAAGCTTCCAGACATGCTGGCGGGTGATGCCGAGGGCTTCGGCCGTGGATTGTCGCGATGGGAAGCCGAGGCGGGCGCAGGCTTCTTGGAAATCGGACGTGGTCATGCTATTTCCCTTCAACTGCATTTATCGGTCTCCCGGTTCTGGTCCTTCCGGTGAGCGCGGATGCCAGTAGGCCGCGGCGGGGCTTCAACCTTGCCGCGGCCGTTGTTTATGCTGCTTCCAATAGGGCGATTAGTTTGTTGCTCATTGCCACCCAGGCGGCGCTCCTGGCGGCGCTCTCGGCGGCGCTCTCGGCGCTCCAGGGGGCGTTCCAGGCGCTCCTGGCGGCGCTCTCGGCGGCGCTGTCGGCGGCGTTCCTGGCGCTCCAGGCGGCGCTCCTGGCGGCGCTGTCGGCGGCGTTCCAAGCGGCGTTCCAGGCGCTCCTGGCGGCGCTGTCGGCGGCGTTCCAAGCGGCGCTCCAGGCGCTCAGGGCGGCGTTCTCGGCGCTCCTGGCGGCGCTCCTGGCGGCGCTGTCGGCGGCGCTCCAGGCGCTCAGGGCGGCGTTCTCGGCGCTCCTGGCGGCGCTCCCGGCGCTCCAAGCGGCGCTCCTGGCGGCGTTCCAAGCGGCGCTCCCGGCGCTCTCGGCGCTCCCGGCGGCGTTCCAAGCGGCCTCATTTTTTGCCATCGATGCCATGATGTCGGCGCATTGTTTGACGGCATCATGCACAAGGGGGTGATATATGCCGGGATTTACGGTATTGTCGGTGAGCAACCAATGCAGAAATTGCCACCCTATAAGGGATAGATCGGCGCCGGGGCGTATAGCGGTCATAAACCGTATAGGCCACTGCTTCGCTAGATCGTTCGGCAATCCTTCAAAAGTGCAATCCTCCAGCCTTGCCAGCGTTTGCGGAATACCGAATCGCGTTTCATACTCGGCATGATTTCTGCTATGCAGCGTGCATCCGACTGCGCAGCCTTTGCCGTCCTCCCAATACTTGCCTTTGACCAGTTCATCGGCATCGCGATGCGCGACAAGCTGCGCGATGATGGCGGCTTTGATTGACGGATCGTTGTGGTATGCTATCATGGCAGTAGTCCTTTGGTTCGGCCGTGGATTGCGTCGATCAAGTCGAGTTGCGTATCGCCCGCGAATAGCGGCCCGGCTTCGCGCTGTGGCTTTCGGGCGCGGAGAGGGGCATCGCTGCCCCGTTGTGCCATGGCCGCATGGGTGGCCTTCTCCGCTCCGGGAAGGACGTATTGCGGGCCGATTGCTGTTTGCTCAATCACCATGGCATGTCCCTCGCTTCGGCATAGGCCGCAATGGTCGGGTCGGCATTCTCAAGCAACAGCCAGTCCAGCCGGGCTTTTTCCTCGGCGCGATCGTGCGCCAGACCAAGGGCGATGCGTGCAAAACACATTTCCAGCCAGTCCGCCGGCGCTTCCGGCAACGGCCGCGGCGATACGGTGCCGCGGAAGTCGCCGGCCTGGTCGCCGCGCGCGCGGGCTTCCGCTTTGGCGCGTTTCGCCTCGATCATTCGGTTTGCAAAGGTGCTCATGGCGTCACCCTGGCAACATAGCGTGGGATGACAGCATCCACGCAAGGGAGCCCACAATCAGGGCGGCGACAACGGCGGCGCAGCACAGCGTGCGCGCGAGGTCGGCGGGACGTATGGTGGCGTGGTTCATGGCGCCAGCCCTTCCACGGTTGCGCGGAGCGCTTCCATTTCGCAATCGTGGCCCGCGATTGCATCGGCGATAGCGTGGAATGTAAATTCTTTGGCGTCGATTGCGTTCAGTTCCTTCCACATAGCCTTTTCGGCCGTGGCGCTCGACTTCCAGCAATCTTCAAGGCTTCGCCGCGTGCCAATGACGTTGCCGAACAAGTCAAAGATCACGTATCGGTAACCACGCTTCGAGCCATCCATCACAAGGGCGATGGACTCTACGATGGCATACAGCAAGCCTTGCGATACCGGCCGCGCGGATAGGATGCGCGCCTTGTGGTAGCGCAACGTGTCGTCGTCCACGTAATGTGTGCGGCCCATTAGATTGCGTTGCGCGGCGTACTTCGGGCTTATGCAACCGTGGCTTTCATAGAGTTTCATGGTCTTGGTCCTTTGTGCGCCAGCTTCAACTGGCGAGGCATGGTGCCTGATATGTGCCGGGCCGGCCGGCACGCGTCGCGCATCACGGTTTGCGATTAAGCCCTTGCAGATATTCAAGAATAGGCTTAACGTCGTACTTGTCTCGGTTGACTAGCCCGACCACATCTAAGCTGAATGTTTCCATCACAGCTTCCCCGGTGGCCTTGCGAATGATGACCCAGCTTGCGGTTTTCATCGTGCTCCCCATGCCAGCATGATCGAGACAAAGAGGGTGGAAGCGGCGATCGGCACGAATGCCAGCAGGATAAGGTCGATCATGTCGGGCACACTGGCAGATGCCTGCAACCTTGCCAGATCAGGCTTTGCAGGTGAGAATAGGGCACCATACTCACGCGGGAACCATGCGGTCCAAAGCGGACAACGTCGGTTGCGCCATCGGGTAATTCGGTTGCCAGCACAAGGCGCCCTGGCGTCGCGCCCTTGGAGGGAATGCAGTAAACCGCCTTGTCAAACCGGCCGGCCATGGCATCGCGCCGCATGTCGGTTTCGATCTGCTTGGCTTGCTCGACTGTCCAAGCTTCATAGCTCCAAGATTTTACCATGTCACCCTCCTATCAAGACGCGGATCACGAATGCCGCGACCACGATCGAGAACAAGCTTGCGCCAGTGATGAAAGCCGATACGATGTCGGCGATGGTGATGTGCATGGTCTTTGGTCCTTACGTTGTCGGCGGTCAGTCGCCGTTCATAGGGCAGGGGAGGCTGCCCTATGGGCCGCGACTACAGCCCGTGTTCGTGCGTCATTCCAAGGCTTGTGCAGCGGTCATAGGCAACCTTGGTTTTGGCCTCTATGGCACGTTGCCCGGCGGCATTCACAAACACGCTACCAAGGTAACGATCTTCCTGTCGCAAGGCGTACTCGTATGCTTCGAGCGCCTTTTTCTGATCGCGGGTAAGTTTGATCTTTGCCATGTCAGCACCACACCAGTCCGGTCATTTCGTCATAGATCAGGTGCGCATAGCCGTAGAGGCTGTCATTGAATAGGCATGTGACCCGGTTGAACCTTGTGGCGTAGAATTCTAGAGCTTCGGTGTCCCATCCTGCGGGCATTGTCGTGGTCCTTGTGAGAGAGTAGGGGAGGGCCGAAGCCCTCCGGTTAGGCCATAGAGGTTTCAAAGCCATTGGCTTTGCAGTAGGATTGGAAGCGCTCCAGCCGGTTCGGTTCGATGGCATGTTGCGGATAGGGTGCCCCGAAGCGGACGCTGTGCATGTGTTTGCTGGCGCCTGCCAGGAAGTGAAACACTGCGGTAGATGTTTTGTCGGCGAATGCCCCGCCGTTTTCGATCTTGAACCATCCGTCGATTGCCGTGATCTTGATCATTTCCGCGGTCCTTGTTTCCGTGTTCCGATGACGCAATGTCGCATAAGATTACGTCCACGTCAACAGAGATTACTGCGACATTGTGTCGCACCCCCTCGATTGTAGTGTTCACGCTGGCGTGATTAGGCGCGATTAGGTGCTTGTGCTATACACAAGCCATTGATCCAGCACAGCTTGCACCGCATTTCGCCATGAGCTACATTGGTGAGCATGACAAGCCACCTCCCCGCAGAGCAAGACAGCGATGACATATCGCCCCTACCAGACATACAAGCCCCGTCCAAGCACCGCGTAACCGCTAAAGTCCGCTCAGCAATAGATGCTATGGTATGGCAAGGACTCAAAAGAGCAGAAGCGGCACAACAAGCTGACCTCAAAGAGCATTCATTATACGTCGCTCTCCGGTTACCTCACGTCAAAGCGTACTACGCAGAGCAATTGGAGGTGCTCCGGACTTCAGAGCGCGCTCGCAACATACATCGCGCGATTGCAATCCGTGACGCGGCCAACAACATGCCTGCTATGCACGCAATCAAGTGGCTAGAAGGCGAACAGGATCAATCAGTTAGCTCCGGCCGTGGTGGTGTGGCACAATCCCCCGGCGTGACGTTCGTCATTGTCAGCGGCAATGCAGCGCCGCCGATGCGTGACGTAGGCAGCAATGCGGGTACGCGCGCCACGATTGACGCAAAGCCTAGCGATATCAGTGACATAGACGGCGAATAGGGCGGACACACTATCCGCCATGGTCGCCGATGGTCGTGGAGGCCGGCCGGGGGGGTAAATTCGGGCGTCGAGCTGGCCGCTGGTATCCCTCACTCGCGATTTACCCCCAAAAAGTTGGCGCTGCTCGTAAAATTTTACCCACAAATTCATCTTGCCCGTTACGTTACGTAACGCTATATTTTGGCTTTGCGTAACGGCCGTTACGGTGTGATGAAAGGTACGATATGGGCTTATCGAATGCGGAGCGTCAGAAGCTGCACCGGGATCGTCGGAGGGTGAGGGCTGAGGTATCTGACGGTGCGATATCTGAGCTTGGTGTGATTCGGGGCAAGTTTGTAGTTCAGTACCGTGCACACCCTGGTAGCTGGCCGGCTGGTCCTGGGGCTTGGTACCGTGACGAGGATTGGGACAAGGACGGTTCTTTGGTTGCGGTTGGCGAGGCTCGGTTGCGTGCGCTTGATCCGTTTGCGAATGATCGTGCTGCGGGTATTCCGTGTCCGGCGCTTGGTGTTACGGCTCGGGATATTGACCAGGACTTGGCTCGTGGCGAGGCTGGTGCTGATCACCGGCTTGGGAGGGATCGACCGTGACGTTGCGGAATAATGTCGAGTGCGACGGGTGTGGGGCGGTTGTGGCGATTGATGCGTCTCACGGGTGGCAACAGCTTTGGCCGACGATCAACGGGGACCATCGCGAGCACCTTCACTACTGCCCTGGGTGTGTGAAGGCGCGCATAGAAGGTTTTGCCCCGGCCGATCGGCATGCGCGGGGGGTGATGCGCCGGTTCGTTGATTACGTTGGTAAGGTGTTGACGAATGCAGATTTGGATGACTATGTGAAGGTTTGCGCACTTACGGCTGCTCTTGTGGATTTGAGGGCTGGGGACGATTTTCTTGGCCGGCCTCGTTCGCAATCGAGGTGTGGGAATGACTAAGGTGACGTTTGAGCGGCTGCCGGATTATTTCCTCCATGCGTATGCGGAGGAGATCGGGGCGTGGGGCACGAACATTGGGACGTGCAACCGCGCCATTGAGGAAGGCAACATCAAGGCAATCGTTGAGGGGCGAGGGCACGATGTCTTGCCGCCGAACACGCATCGGATGCTTCTTGAGGAGGGTTATTTCAGCGATGTGAGCCCTGATCCCGAGATGGGTCCGGTGATGAGGCAGGTGACGCTACGTGTTGAGGTTCGGCGCTCCGGCAGGACTATTCGGAATGGGAAACTGGCTCAGGTAGCATTAGAGATCGCCATCATGCCTCATACCGAGGATGACGAGCGGAAGATCATGCGGCACTGCGAGAAGATGACGAAGCTCGGGGTTGATCCGCGGAAGCGGCTGGTATCGCCGCCGGCTGCGGGGATACCGTTCTTGCCGGACAACTGGTCATGAAGGATTCTGAGGTTCCGCGACTGACGACGACATGGCGGCGTGGTGATAACGCCTGTTCTTTTGTGGTCATTGATGTCTCGATGTCACCATTTAAGGTAGTTGATGACTGGATCGAAATCACAAGGATGGTCCCCATGCCGCTGGTGAAGGGATCGAGCAAGAAGGCGATATCCAAGAACATCGCGACGGAGGTCCGCGCGGGCCGCCCGCAACGTCAAGCCGTCGCAATCGCCTATTCGGTGGCCGGCAAGTCGAAGAAGAAGGGCAAGCGGAAATAGCATGGAATTCCGCATCCGCGCCGGCACCAAGGTCTGCGAGTTCCTGCAGTCCACTGCCGACGTCTGCATCCTGGCTGGCCCCCTCGGTTCGGGCAAGACCGACGCGCTATGCATGAAAACCATGCGGATCGCGCAGGAGCAGGTCCCCTCACCCATCGATGGCATACGGCGGTCCCGCTTCGCCTTCGTGCGGAATTCGACGCCGGACCTGCGCCGTACCACGATCCGATCCTGGCAGGAATGCTTCCCGTCCGACATCTACGGCGTGGTGAAGATCGGCGCCCCGATGCACCACAACTTCCGGTACAAGTGGCCCGGCGGCGATGTGGATGTTGAGGTGGATTTCATCGGGCTGGACAAGGTGGAGGACATCCGCAAGTTCCGCTCGACACAATACACGCGGATTATGTTCGACGAACTTGAGTTCATCATCAAGGAACTGTTCGACGAGGCCCGCACCCGGCTGCGCTATCCGGCGATGCGCCACGGTGGGCCGACTTATCCCGGTGTCGATGCTGCGACGAACGCCCCGCCAGAGGATCATTGGCTTCCGATCATGCTGGGATGGGTAGAGTTGCCCCCAGGTCTGTCGGATGACGAACTGCGGTCGCTGAAATGGCCGGAGGAGTGGAAGGCGTTCATCCAGCCGCCGGCGCTGGTCGAGCAGTTTGATCGCCAGGGGGTACTGACCGGATACAAGGTCAATCCCAAGGCCGAGAACATCGAGAACCTGAAAAAGGACTACTACACCAACATGCTTCCCGGCATGCGCAAGGACGCGATCGACTCGCGGCTGATGGTGCGCACGGTGCTGGTGGTTGATGGCTCTCCGGTGTGGCCGATGTTCCGCCGTGATTACCACGTCGCCCAGCAAGCCTTGCACCCGGTACCTGGGCACGATGTCATGGTGTGGCTCGATTTTGGCCGGGTCTATCCGGCAGCGCTGTTTGCGCAGGAGATCAACGATCGTGTCTACATCCAAGGCGAAATTCTTGGCTTCAACGAGCCTGCGACAACTTTCGCACCTAGAGTTAAGCGGTGGTTGGAAAAAACTTATCCCGGTTTTCACTATCGAGTCGTCGGGGACCCAAAGGGCGCCGATCGGGGGCAGCAGACCGACGCCAGCAGCTACGATATTTTTCGTTCCTTCGGCATGCCCGTTACGGCGGCCCCGGTTGCCCAAAACGACATCGCCATCCGTACTGAGTCAGTTGCTTATGCGCTTAACGACAACCCCGCTGGAGTCCCAAGGCTGGTCATTTCCCCCGCCTGCCGCACCCTGATCGTCGGCATGGCCGGTCGCTACTGCCTGGTGCGCGAGGAGGACGGCGAGTTGCGCCCCAAGAAGGACAAGTACTCGAATTTGTGCGACTGCCTGCAATACGGGATGTTGTCACTCGGCGAAGGTCGGCGCATGATCAACCTTGCCCCGCTCGCCGACCTGCGGCCGATCAACACCCGCAAGCGCGCGGGACATACGATGAGGAGAGTGTCGTGATCTCACGCCGTGAACTGCTTGCCGGTGCCGCCGCCGTTGCCGTGGTGCCGGCGCCGGTGGAATTAAGCGGGCAGGACCTCTATGCGTCTATCCTTGGCCCATACGCGGAAGGCATCCAGGTCGAGACCTTCCGCTCACTGGCCTCAGTTGATTTCGCCGACCTCGCCTTTGGCACGGTTGCGTTATGGAAAGACAGCGACGGCAAGATAACGGAACTGGCGCCCGAGGATTGGCAGCGTGGACCTGCTTCCGACTGACGCCTTCGGCACCCCGTACCGGTGGCTGGCCGGCGCATGATCAACCTTGACCAGATCGCCGACCTGCGGCCGATCAACACCCGCAAGCGCGCTGGGCATACGATGAGGAGAGTATCGTGAGAGCATTCATCGACTATGATGCCACTACACGTGACGGCTTGGAAGTGGTGGCAGAGAAACTCCGCGCTAGCCTACAGAGAGAACAGGCCGATGGCGTCACCATTGTAATAACCGGGAAAAGTCTTGCGGGCGGATATAAGGATGTAGGGACTGCATTTGTGGATTATGAGCGGAGAGTATCATGACGCAATATAATCCTTCCGAAACCACGACGGCGGAGATTGAAACATTCTCAGCCCTTCTGTATTTACTTGCGATAATCGCCGACCCAGGTTTGGCAGAGGAGCGTCTGAATAAGCTTGAGAACTCGCTGAAAGAAATACGAACTAATCGTGAGGCGCTTTCATCTGAGAGACTTGCTCTTTCCGAGGAGACCGCAAAGCTCAAGGCTTTGAAGGCGGAAATGAAGCCGTTTCTGGAGGCCATGGACAAGATCAGGAACGAACCGGCGCCCAAGCCGGAGGAGGCACGACAGGGCGATGAAAATGGTGGAGGCGCGCTTTCAATCAAGGTAGAAGATTTGGAATTATCAACCAGGTCACAAAATTGCTTGAAGCATACAAATATACTGAGTGTTGCGGACTTGGTGCAAGTACAAGAAACGCAGTTAATTAGAATGCCGAATTGCGGGCGCAAGTGTATTGCGGAGATCAAGGAGGTTCTGATAAATTTGGATAGCGGCCTTACTCTTGGGATGCCGCCCCCTGCCGGGTTTAGAAAATTTGAATTTGATCCCAACCGATAGCTTCGGCACACCATCCCGGTGGATGGTCGTGTTCCGCCGCCGCTCCGACGTGTGGTGGGTCAATTGGGTGCCGGGCGAATTCAAGCACGTCAGTTGCTTCGGCTATGTCCACGAATGCGACGCCTGGGTGTTCTACGACTGCGGGTTGTGGACCTCGATCTATGTTTCACGTGGAACGGCCGCCCGCGCCATGATGCTCGATCGCACGCCTCCTGATGCCGCGGTGCTGTCGATGGCGCCGCTCCCACACCCGGCAACGCCACGGTGGCCGGTGTTCTCATGCACGGCGGCGGTGGCAAACCTGCTCTGCATACCGACCGTTGCATTGCGCCCGACCGCACTCTACAATGCGTGCATCCGGCATGGAGCCAAGATCATCCAATATGGACAAGCCGCAGACGCCGACCGTCGCCCCGACCGATCCGACGCTGGACGCTCTCAAGAACCAGGCGTTGCAGGATCAGTTCAAGGCGCTGCAGACCGAGGCGCAGGGTGACACGGCGAACCTGATGGCCCGCTACGGTACGAGGCTGGCGCTGGCCGGCGCATCATCCCCTTCCGGAAGCCCGCTTATGCAAGCAACCCGCATGCCGATGGGGAGAGTAGGGTGACTACGTGGTATGTGGTGAAAGATGAGGATGCTCGTGACCGGCCGGGCGCAGATATTTGGACGGTGAGCAAAGACCCAAATCAGACGGGGTGGGAAACCGATACGGGTTGTTCCGGGTACGGTTTGACGAAAGCCGATGCCGAATTCTTGGCGATGGCCGCCAACGAAAAGATCGCCCGCGATGGCCGATAAGGTGGAGAGTAGGGTGATGGACTCGTGGGGGCACCAAGTTCGCAGCTATGCCCCTGACCTTGGCTGGGTAAAGGACCTCCGCACGGGCCTCGAACGGATAGATGTCCCCGCGGTTCTCGACGGGGACATTGATGAATTCCTAATTGCGGCGACGATCAGGAGAGCGAATTGCGATGGCCGATAAGGTACACGGTCCGGAAGGTCCCCCCAACTCTCCGAACGGGGACCTGGAAAGCGAGGGCAACTCCCGTCTCGCCGCCTGCCGAATCTGGAAGTCCCTGTGGGACCTCGACCTCCGCGAATGCTACTTCTTCGCCAGCCCCCAGCGACAGCGGCAAATCCAGTCCTACAACCAGCCCCCTCAGCAACGATTGCTCGACGCCGCCGAACTGAACACCGACTTCGCGATGGAGTTGACCGACGATTTCGCCACCGAAGTCATCAACACATACCTGCCGGAAGCAATCCCGTGGTGCGAGCGCGGCGCCGGAGAACTGACGACAGACGAAACGTGGAAAACCGTCAAGGATCGCGTTGCCGCGGCCGATGCCGGCGTGTTCAAGGCCATCAAGGCCAGCAATTTCTATCCCGAACTGTCGAAGGCGTTCGACCCCGACCTTGCGGTTGGCACCGTAGCCATGTGGGCCGAACGGCCTCACCCCGCATCCCCGATCGTGTGGTCCGCCATCCCGATCCGTGAGCTTGAAATCAATCTTGGCCCCTACGGCGAAATCGACGACCGCTTCGTCGTGCGCTACACCCGCAACTCCTACGTGCAAACGCTGCTCGGCAAGGAAATCTACGCCAAAGTCCCGGACGATCTGAAAGAGCTCCACGCCCAAAAGCCCGCAGACAGGAGCGAAATCCGATGGGGCTTCTGGCGCCTGTGGGATCGCCACGATGACGAATGCTGGCAGCATGTCGTCTACATCGGCAAGAAGCTGATCCACGCCGTAATCTTGAAAGGCACCGGAGTCTGTCCGCTGATCGTCATGCGCTGGGCGCCGAATCCCGACTGGCCATGGGGGCACGGGCCGCTGCTCAAGGGCCTTCCGACGCTGCGGCAGATCGACGAATTCGAGCTTATGAGGGTGGAACATGCTGATCTGGCAGCTAGACCTCCAATCACCTATCCCAATGACAGCTTTGCACCCATTGAACAGGGACTCGAACCTGGCATGGCCTACCCCATCCGAGTTGGAGATCATGAGGCTGTTAAGCCTATATATATACCTCAGCCTTTTGATGCTGCCAATTACGCCTACGAGCAAAAAGAGCTCCGACTGAGGCGCATGTTCTATGTCGATTTTCCCCAGCAGACCGGTGACACCCCTCCGACGCTCGGCCAATGGCTTGATGAAATGGCCCGCGCCCAACGCCGTATTGGCCGACCTGGGCTGCCCTTCTGGCGGGAAGGGCCTGCTCAAATCTTCCTACGCGCCATGTATCTTCAAGAGCAGGCCGGTGCGATCGAAAAAATCACGGTAGACGGCAAGAACGTCGCCCTGATGCCCTACAATCCGACGCAGCGCGCGGCGGAGCAGCAGGACATCGCCATGCTGGTCCACGCGCTGCAGATCGCCGCGCAGTTCTTCCCCGAGGAGTTCAAGGTCCAGATCGACGGTTTGGAGACCATGAAGAAGATGTTCGACAAGATGCGTATCCGGTCCATGATCGAATTCCGCGACAAGGCGCACATCGCCGCCGCGGTAGAGCAAATCTCGAAGCTCGCCGGCGGCCAGCAGCCCGGCGCGCAGGGCGCGGGACAGGTCGCAGGAGGGCCACCGCAATGAGCGCAGAGCAAGAGGAAATCGAAGCCATCGCCCGTTTGGCGCGATCCAATGACGGCCCCGTGATCCGACGCTACTTGCGCCGCATCCTCGAATACGTGCATCCGCCCGGTCTTACCGATGGCCACTTGCATGAGTTGAATGGTAGGCGTAATGTCGCACGCGACTTCATGACGCACATGGACAAAGGGTTGGAGATTCCGAATGCCGGAACCGGCAGTACAGACGACGCCATCCTCCGCGCCAGCGGGCGCCCAAACGTCGAGTCCGCCCCCCGCGGCATCAAGCGCCGGGTCTACGCAGACCCAAGTGTCGCAACCTACCTCCACGACCCCGACCGGTACGGCGACCCCTCCGACGCGGCCTGATTGGGCGCCGGAAACATCCTGGAACGCCGAAAAGGGATTCGACCCGGACGCCTTCGGCAAGCACTATAACGAGTCGATCGCCCCGAAGCTTGCATCCTGGGCAGCAAACGAGGCGCGCAAGGCGCAGTTGCCGCAGAAGCCCGAAGACGTGCAGCTTGCGTTGCCGAAGGATTTCGCGCTGCCTCCGGGGGTGGAGTTCAAGTTCGACCCCGCCAAGCCGGAATATGCCAAATTCCGTGAGATTGCCGTCAAGCGCGGCCTCGACAACGACACTGTGACCGACCTGATGGGCGTCTACGCCGAAACGCTTGTCGGTCCCGAGGCGCAGATTCAGACAGCCGCCAAGGCCGAGCTCGACAAGCTCGGCGCCAACGTCACTCCCCGGATCGACGCCATCAACACCTTCATGACGGCCATGGTTGGCCAGGATGGTGCCAAGGCCATCAGTAGCATGCTGGTCACCGCCAACATCGTCACCACGGTCGAGAAGCTGATGGCGAAGTTTGCCACTCAGGGCGCGGCCTCGTTCTCGCAGGCCCACCGCGAACCTCCCGGCCAGCCCGGAAGGCTTTCCGAGGAACAGCTTTCCAAGATGTCTGGGTACGAAAAGGCGCAGTACGCCAAGCAATTCGACCAGGCCCAATTCAGAAAGGCCGGGTGATGAAAACGAACTTCGCTCAGTTCAACAATCCCAATCCGTCCCTCCCGCGCCGGGCCGATGATTCGAGCATGAAGGAAAGCGGTCAGGGCCGTGGGGGTGCATCCCCTCCGGGCCGCACGCTCTCCGGCAAGGTGATGGGCTCAATGTCCACTCCGGTTTCGTCCGCTCCCATGGGTGGCCTCGGTCAAAACAGCCGCCCGCCCGGTCTGGCGCTGAACACCGCCGCGCCTTGCCGCGAGGAATGGCTGGGCATGAACGGCCGCCGATCAACCGGAACCGGTACGGAACAAGGCAAGCCGTGGAGGGTATGACATGGCGCTCCTAACCGTCACCATCAACAACGCATCGCCCTCCTTCGATCGCAAGTCGCAGGAGGTAACTTTCATTCAATATGCGCTGGACGAGTTGAAAAAGGAACTCGGGCGCGGCCAAGGTACGGTCACTAGTGGAACAATTGTCGGCACCAGCAACGCCGGCGTGGCCGGCACTGCGCTTGGAACGTGGACGTACACACCCGTAGGATCACTTCCGTAGGGGAAACCTGGCCCACACGCCCTTGGGCAAGGCAGCCATATCGCCGCTGTGAAGCGCCGAATCCCTCTGATGGAGCCCGTCGATGGCCGTCAACAACCTAATCACCCTTACGGAGTACGCGAAGGGCTTTGCGAACGAGGACGTGCGCCGTGGCGTCATCGAAATGTTCTGGCAGTACAGCGACGTGCTGGAGGCCCTGCCGTTCGAGTCCCTGAAGGGCTCCAAGTACACCGGCTATCGCGAGGCCGCGCTGCCGACCCCGGTGTTCCGCGCCATCAACGAAGCGTCGTCCACCGGACACGGCATCATCTCGCCGTTCGACGAGGCGACCTACATCATCGACCACGACATCGACATCGATCGTGCAATCGAGGATCGCCACGGCCCCGAGCGGCGTAACTACGAAGAAAAGATGGGCATCACCGCGCTGGCCCGACTTTTCGTGGATACCTTCGTCAAGGGTGACCAGACGCAGAACCCGCGTCTGTTCAACGGTGTTCAGGTTCGCTCGGCCAAGTTCTCCCGGTTCTACACCAACTCGGCCGCTTCGGGCGGCGCCGCGTTGTCGCTGTTCAATCTCGACACCTTCATGAACAACATCAGCAAGGCGTCGGGCGAGACCTACATCATGGTCCCGTTCAACAGCCTGCCGCTGTGGATTCAGGCTGCGCGCACGCAGTCTCTGTCGGGCTTCGTGATGCAGACCTGGGACGAAGTCGGTATGCCCAAGATCAGCTATGCCGGGCATAAGCTGCTGTGGGGCTATCCCAAGGACAACCAAATCCCCGTCCTGCAGTTCAACGAGGTCGGCACCGGCGGCGGTTCGGCGGTGACTGCCTCGCTCTATGGCTTCACCTTCGGCGAGGGCATGCTGCGCGGCTTGCAGCTTCGCCCGCTCACCCCGGAAATGGTCGGTCTGTTGCAGGATCGCAAAACCTACCGCACCCACATTTCCTGGGACCTCGGCTTGGTGGATGAGCATATCTTCTGCCTCGGCCGGCTTGGTTCCTGGACCTTCTCGCCGATCGTGGCCTGATTGGAGATCATGAACATGAAGCTAATCACTCCGATCCGGCGCCTCGGCGATGGCGCCCCGGTTATGTCTCTCGGCAAGCGGCGAGGTGTCCGGCGCTGGGGCATCCCCATGCAGCCGCAGGGCGATCGGTCCTTCGCGTTCGACATCAACAACATGGTGTCGGATGGCGCGGCTGCGTACACGGCAACCGGATGGGCTCAAGCCTTCGGTTCGCAGGGCCTTCTCGACCTGGGTGGCAATCAGGGTCAGGTGGTAACCCTGCCGTCCATCAACGTGGTCGGCACCTATACGGCGCAGCAGCAACGCATCGACGCGACCATGCTGATTGAGGTCACGCAGATCACGCAAAGCGCGACCAATCTGTTCAAGCTGATCATCGTCGGCTCGAACTCGCCGGCCTTCACCGCCGCTGCATGGCTTGGTTCGATTGAGCTTGGCCTGGGCGCCTCGATGGACGGCTATAACGCCGCCGGACCGGCATTCTCGAATACCCCACTGACAACGCTCGGCCCTGCCGGCAACGTCTACGAGGTGCTGTTCACCAACGAGCAGTTGAACGTCAAGTACGAGTTCGTCTCGATCTACAACGTGATTTCCGGCACCACACCGTCGATTACGTATAAAGCCTACATGTGCGTCCTGCCGGAGCCTTGAGAACATGGCGAACTACAAGGACATGGAAGTCGATGTCCACAGCAACAAGATCGTGATCTGGGACCTCGGGCCGAAAAAGCCCGGCGCCCCACCCGCGCGCCCGCCCTTGCCGAAGGGTGAGCCGAACACGCCGGAATACGATCTTGCCAAGCTCGACTTCCAAGAGGTTCTGGAAAAGTACGAGGCCGACCTGCTTGCCTATCGTGCCCTCAAGAAAGAGCACGAGGAGTGGCACAAGCGCTGGGGCGGCCCATACGAAATCTACAACGTATGGCACTGCGACGGGTACGAAATGCTGGCCCACGGCCGGTGCGGTAAATGCCTGTCATGCGTGCAGGCGCCGAAAAACGCCGCCGGCGGCTATGTCATTCGCGACCAGAACGGATTGCCTGCTCCGCTCCCGCCCTGCGAGTCCCCGCGCTATGTCGTGAGCGCGTCATCGCCTGGGCTCAAGCACCTGAAAAACCGCGGCCTGCCCGAAGGCGTCAAGCCGGGGCGCGGGCAGGACGAACAGATGAAACGGATTGCCGAGGGCAGGGAGATGTTCCTTCGCCAGCGGCAGCAAGACCCGGTATTCGGATCAGAGGAGATGCGCGCGTGAAAAAGTTCCTTATCGGCCTCGCCGCCGGGATCGCGGCAGTCTTCGCCTCGACCGCGGCGTTTGCGTTCGGCACCGTCATGTGCGCCCCGGACGTTTCCGGCGCCCTGCAGGGTCCGCGGACGTTCTACAACACTACGATCGCCAACAGCACCCTGATCGGCCAGTCGGCGCAGAACCCGTATATCACCAATAGTTCGGGCTGCGTCTACATGTACCAGGCCGACGTGCCCTATGCGCTATCGCAGGGCTGGTCGGTTGGTTCGCAGACCGGCACGATCAGCTTCCTGACTGGCGTGCAGACTGGTGCTGTCAACCTACAGATGGGCACGCTGCCGGCGAACACGTATATCCAGGCGGTGATTGTCACCAACCTGACGGCCAATGCCACGACCGCATCGATTATCGGCTCGGCCTCCGGCGGCGCGCAGATCGTCGCCTCCGTG